TTTGATAGCAGATGTCGAGTCATCGATGGTCTGCAAGAAAGGTTGTACATTGGCAGTCGCCTGATCGACATAGCTGATATACAATGTATTGGCATCGCTAAATGTGGTGTTGCTTAATCTTATCTCGCCATTGGCACCTGCTGTAGGATCTGCTGTATTGCCATTGAAATAATATTCAAATGCTGCTCCGCCAAATGTTCCTGCAGGTCCTTGCGATCCTGTATATCCAAACGATCCTGTGAATCCGAATGATCCCACAAAACCCAGATCACCCTTGGATCCTACAAATCCAGCAGAACCGTCGAATCCCGCACCTGTTTCTCCGATATCACCCTGGGATCCTGTAAAGCCTGTTCCGCCAGATCCACCAGAAGAACCCGTATATCCGACACCTCTGGACCCTGTGAATCCTATAGAGCCTCTTGATCCGTCAAATCCAACCGAACCTGTGAATCCTGCTCCTGTAGATCCTGTGAATCCCAAGCTACCTATAGATCCTACAAAACCAGTATCACCCTGCGAACCCGCAAAACCTATTCCTATTGAACCGGTATAACCCAAGTCACCTTGTGATCCTGTAAATCCTGCTCCTGTAGATCCTGTAAATCCAATATCTCCTAAAGAACCAGTGTATCCAGTATCGCCCAGTGAACCAGTATATCCCAATGATCCTGTATAACCTAATGAACCAGTATATCCTGTATCGCCTTGAGATCCTGTGAATCCTGTATCACCCTGAGATCCTGTAAATCCTCTAGACCCATCAAAGCCGCTACCAGTAGGTCCTTGAGAACCTATAGAACCCGCAAAACCTGTATCACCTATATCACCAGCTCTTGCTAAAGTTAATGCAGTAAGAGTATTATCAGCAATGACTGTATTAGCGCCAGCATCGCCTGAAAGGAATGATATAGGAACAGTAGCATAAGAACCATTATCTGTTAATGAGTCAATTATCATAAACGTGGCATAATTAGAATTATTGCCAGAGGCCGCTATCTTAAAATGTCCTTTAATGCCTGATGTCGAAGAATCAATAAGTAGTAGCGTATTGAACACAAAAGTTGAATCTACTGCATTTTTATTAATGTATAAAAATGTAGAATTGCTTAAACTTGTATTGCTAAATCTTAAAACGCCCTGACCTGGATTGGCATTTTCTGTATTAGCACTGATAAAAAACAAAAATGTCGAGCCACCAAAAGATCCTGGTATACCCTCAGTACCCTGAGATCCTGTAAATCCCACGCCCTGAGAACCTGTATAACCGATAGAACCCGTATATCCCAGATCGCCATAAGATCCAGTATATCCCACAATACCCTGAGAACCTGTGTATCCGATAGAACCTGTATATCCCAGATCTCCGTAAGATCCAGTATACCCAACAATTCCTTGAGATCCAGCGTAACCTATCTCGCCTTGCGATCCGGCATATCCTATATCACCCTGAGATCCGGTGAAACCAATCGGACCCTGTGATCCAGCAAATCCAAGATCTCCTAGAGATCCGACATAACCAGAATCGCCGATAGAACCCGTATATCCAAGATCTCCTCGAGATCCCGCAAATCCAGTATTGCCTAGCGATCCTGTATATCCAAGATCTCCTCGAGATCCCACAAATCCCAACGGTCCTATATTTCCTTGGATTCCTTGTTCACCTTTAGAACCTGTGAATCCTATATCACCTGTGGATCCTGTATATCCTAAAGACCCTGTATATCCTAACGATCCTGTATATCCAGTATTACCCAACGATCCGGTATATCCGATATCACCTCGAGAACCCGTAAATCCCAATGATCCTATAGATCCTGTGAATCCTGTATCACCTCGAGATCCCGCAAATCCCACAGAGCCTGTAAATCCAACGGAGCCTACAAATCCTACAGAACCCGTGAATCCGATAGATCCTGTGTATCCTATGCTTCCTGTGAATCCTAATGAACCTGTATAGCCAGTGTCACCTCTAGAACCCACAAATCCCACAGACCCTGTAAATCCCGTATCACCCTTAGATCCTGTAAATCCAAGATCACCCTGAGATCCCGCAAAACCAACAGAACCTGTGAATCCTATGCTTCCTGTGAATCCGATATCACCTTTCGATCCTACGAATCCTGTGTCACCCTTTGATCCCGTGAATCCGATATCACCTTTAGATCCTGTAAATCCTAAAGACCCTGTGAATCCTGTGTCACCAATATCACCTGTCCTGGCAAAGGTCAATATCACATTGGCATTATCGGTAAAAGATGTGGCTCCAGAAATATATGCTATAGGAACATCAAAGAAGTTTGTTGTATATGTGTGAGATCCTATGATGCTAAATAATGTGAAACTGTCCGTATTGGCAGCACTCGTGATAGTGAATTGGCCTTTGATTGCTGAAGTAGAATCATCAATCGTCTCTAAGAACGTAAAGGTAGATGTGAAGAATTTATCATTTTCACTGATGTATAGGTGTGTAGCAGATGCCAGCGATGTATTGCTGAATCTGACAAATCCGTCACCCGGGTCTGTATTTGCGGTAGAATCGTCAAATCTATAGTCGAAAGCTGCGCCGCCGAACGCACCGGTAGGACCGATAGATCCGGTAAATCCAGTATCACCTTTGGATCCTGTGAATCCGATAGAACCCGTGAATCCCGTATCACCTCTTGATCCTGTATAACCCACAGAACCGTCATAACCCGTTGCTCCAGACGATCCTCTAAAACCTTCAGATCCTCTGTATCCTGTTTCACCCTGAGTTGTTCCGAAGTATCTAACTTCGATCTCGGAATTATTTAATGGAGCAGTATTTAAAATTAATGTTGTGCCTGATACAGTATAATCTACATCAGGTGTCTCGACTAGCCCATTAACAAATACTAAAATGTGTGCTGAGTTAGAAGTAGAATCAGACAGCGTAAATTGTGTATTGCTTCCGTTTCCTGTGTATCTTGAAAACTTATATGGGCGTCCGACTTCACCCATCGATCCGGCAAATCCAGCACCCTGAGATCCTGTATAACCCAATGAACCCGCATAGCCCGTGTCTCCACCAGGGTCACCTTTTGATCCCTGGTATCCCACAGAACCAAAGAAACCCACTGATCCCTGATATCCCACAGAGCCAAAGAAACCCACAGATCCCTGATATCCTGCACTGCCGATAGAACCCTGGAACCCAGTAGATCCTTGTATAGCATCAAAATATCTGATTTCTATGATTGAGGTATTGACAGGCGCGGAAGAGAATGTTATAATAGTATTGTTTACAGTATAATCAGCATCAGGTGTTTCGACTAGCCCATTGATAAACACCAGGATATGGTTTGTGTTTGCTACTGTCTCAGCTAATGTGAATTGAGTATTGCTGCCATTTGCAGTATAGATAGATATCCTTGAAGGTTTACCTACACCGCCGGATGAACCCGAAAATCCTATAGAACCAGTAAATCCTAATGAACCAGCAGAACCTGTGAATCCTGTGTTACCACCCGGATCGCCTTTTGATCCCTGATATCCTGAGGAACCAAAGAAACCCACCGATCCTAAGAAACCTACAGAACCCTGGAATCCCACAGAACCAGTGAATCCCACCGAACCAGTGAATCCTACGGATCCATCGTATCCGTCAGATACTATATACCGAATTTCGATGTCAAAATTATTTAATGGCGCAGATGCAAAGACGATCTCAGTTCCGCTAATCGTATAATCAACACCAGGAACCTGCAGAAGCCCATTAACAGAAACTAATATATTATTAGCTTGTGTTACCGTCTGGGTTAATGTATAATTAGTGTTTGAACCATTTCCGGTGTTCTTTTGACTATTGAAGATCAGAGCCATTTAATGCCTATATAAATAATATTAATTCCTACATATTTATGTTTTACGTGAGGTTGTTATGAAATACCCATCCATCGCTATCTTAGATCTGATCGGACTCGTATATGATGGCAATACGCTATCCAAACGAGGTTTGGGGGGATCCGAATCTGCTGTCATTCTTATCTCTAAAGAACTGGCCAAATTAGGATTTCCTGTAACTGTTTTCAATGCTTGTCAAGATGATGATAGTAGTCCGGGTATTTATGATGATGTAACTTACAGACCAGTCGGTAGCATTACTAATAATGATGTATTTGACATTGTCATTTCATCAAGAACCGTGGTTCCTTTCGTCCCAAACCATTATTATGAAGCATTCAACAGAGCGACTGCATATCCCTGTTCTCTGTTTCAGAACATGCGTAACAAAGCAAAGCACAAAGTTCTCTGGATGCATGATACTTTCTGTAATGGGGATATCAATCTAGAAGACCTTGCTGTCAACGGACATATCGATAAGATATTTACGCTATCAGATTTCCATACCTCTTATGTCTCGAACTGTGATCATGGCAAGAGACGCAACTTCGAAGTCCTCAAGAACAAGATATTCCAGACAAGGAATGGTCTCGTCAGATACTTTGATGAAGTAGATATCTCAAAGAAAGATCGCAACTTATTCGTATTCAATGCTTCTGTCACGAAAGGCATGCTGCCTCTTATCGATAGGATCTGGCCAAAGATCAAGAGACATATCCCTCAAGCACGATTGAAAGTCATCGGTGGATATTACAGGTTCCGTTCTGACGGACCCCTGGATGCTCAGGGCGAGACGCATCAGAAACTGATAAAAGATGAGAAATACAAAGCTCTCGGGATCGAGTTCACGGGCATCATATCACAGAAAGAGATCGCTGAGATACTGAGCCAATCATCCATGTTCCTTTATCCTGGAGCATTTCCCGAGACATTCGGCATCTCCACCTTAGAATCACTAGCATACAACACCCCGCTAGTGGCCACCAGGTTCGGTGCATTAGAAGAGACTGCTATAGGTAATGCGTCCTATTTCATCGACTATGCTATCGAACCCAATAGCTTGTTCAGAGACATCAACATCGACGAACAATGTGAACGTTTTGCCGGATTGGTCCTCAATGCCTACAACAATCCGTATCTGCATCAGCAGAAACAATACTATTGCAACATAATCAAGGATATCTCCACGTGGGATACAGTCGCTCTGCAATGGAAACAGCATTTCTTTAAAGAATTAAACCATTATCTCCCTGCGGATGAATATCGTAAGGTATCATATATCAATGACAGGATCCATAAAGTATTCGGTCGTAGGTTCAGCAACAACGAAGAATGGAACACGTTCACGCAGAACACAGAACAGCACATCGCTGTCATCACACCGTTCTATAATGCTGAACAGTACATCCTGAGGTGTATCGATTCTGTTGCTACACAGAACTATACTAACTGGACGATGTATCTGATCAATGATGCCAGCACTGACGGTGCCAAGTTCGCAATCAATCATAAGCTAAAGACGTTGCCGGAGAATATCAGATCTAGGATCACTGTCATTACTAATACTGAAAATAAAGGTGCTGTGTATAATCAGGTAAACACAATTAAAAATGTGTTTGGTCCGGACACTATCGTGATGCTACTCGATGGAGATGACGCATTAATTAACGATAATAATATATTTAATTTCTACAATAATCTCTATGCTGATGGTAAGACAGATTATTCATATGGGAGCTGCTGGTCAGAAGCGGATAGCATCCCGTTGATTGCTCAACCGTATCCCAGGGCGATCAGAGACGCCAAGGATTATCGTAATTATAAGTTCAATTGGGGAATGCCCTATCCGCATCTCAGGACATTCCGTAGAGAGCTATTGAACGATATTAATGATTCTGTATTTAAAGATGAGAACGGAGAATGGTTCAAAGCAGGCGGTGATAATGCCACATTCTATAATATCATCGAGCAGGCAGATCCTGATAAGATCAAAGTCGTGCAGGATATCGTCATGCTATATA